GCTAAAAATAAAGAACAAATTCATATACTAGGTAGTAAACAAGATATAGAAGGATTTAAAAATTGGGTTGGTAGTAATAAACCTGGACTAATGTCTCCTATGACTATTAAACAAGGCGTATCAGAATTATTTGATGAGAATCCTAAATTAGCTAATGCTGTATATGAAGCTTTAGGGTTTCAAGGTAGTATAAGTTTAGAATCTAATCTTAAAAACACAGGTAAAACAGAGAAAGAACTTACTGATTATCTTAAAAATAAATATCCTGAGATTAAATTAAATATCTCTAATAATCCAATTTGGGAACAAGGAGATGATGTTTTTAATCAAGAAATAATAGATATACAAAAAAAATTAGAAGGCTTAGAATTATTTACAGATGTTAAAGAGATGGCATTTTATGGTATCTGTAATAATACTGCAACAAAATGTTTTTTACATCTTAGAGATAAAGGATTAAATCCGTTCCCAATATCTGCTGATGGTTCAACTATTTCTTTTACGACTGGAGCACCAATAAAAGGAACTTATACTGGACATTATGTTTCAGTTGTAACTATAAATAATAAACTTTTTATTTATGATATGCCTCAAAATCAGTATTTATCTGGAGAGCATATTACTGATAAAGATATAGAATTATCAAGAAAACTTATTCGAGCCTATGGTTCTTCTGAAGGAATTGGGGCTATGTCTGTAAAAGTAACTAAACCTTTTACACCATTTTTAATTCCTTTAGATTTATCTGAATTAAAAGCCCAATATAATATGGATGATTTAATGGCAGCAAAAGCTATTAAGTCTGTATTACAAACAGGTTCTTATAATAAAGGTCGAGAGATACTTTTACCTGATTATAAAACTAAGGTTAAATCTATTTCTATGGAAACTTATATTAAAAATAACATAGAAAATGGAGAAAACTATATAACAGAATTAAAAAATCAATACGAAAGTATAATAGAAAATGCAGAAAATTTAGTAAAACTACAAAAAGAGCAAGAAAAAATAAATACTTTAAATGATGCTAAAAGTTTCTTAAAAAATCAATTATCTGAAAAAGACAATCAAAAAGTTAAGAATTTTATAAACCATAAGATTAGACTAAAATCTCGTAGTTATCAGCCTAAAACAAATAAAGATTTTAATTATTATTTAATTGTACGTAATATATTAGGAACTTTAAGTAGTAAGATAAATGCCTTTACTCCATCAGAATATTTAAAAGAGTTAGATATTTACCTACAATCAGATGAGTTTATAGTGGATTTATTCAATAAATATAAAGAGGCTGATAAAAATGTTTATAGTAAGATAAACGAAATAGAACAACTTAAAAATAGAAAAAAAGAATTTAATGCTTTTATAGGAAAAGTAGCAGAAGTAGGATTACAAAATGCTTTAAAATCATTACCTTCAGATAGTTTCTTGCATAATATTTCTAAGTTAGAAAAAGCCAAAAGTATATCACCAAAACAAGATGCTGCTATATTAATTTCTAAGTATAAGGATACTAAAAAATTTCTTAAATTATTAGAAGCTGATAAGAACACTTATGATTTATTACAAGAACTATATCAAAACATAAGCATAAGAGAGAAGTATAGTACTCTTTTAAACTATCTAAATGTAAATAACAGAGATACTTCTGCTTTATATGCTTATATTCAAAATGAAATTATAAGACAATATAAATATTTCTCAAAAGAAAATAATATAGAATTTCAAAAAGATGAATTTGGTAAAATTATAGGTCAAGCTAATATTAAAGCTATGACTGTGCTTGTTGATGCTGTAAATAAAAAAGAAGATACAATACCACATGAATATGCTCATCATTACATAGCATGGTTTAGAAATACTCCTATAGTACAGGAAGCTATTAAAAGATTTGGTTCAGAAGAAGCATTAGTTCAAGCTATTGGAGAACAAGTAGTAAAACAAAAAGGTGAAGCCTATAACTGGTGGAAAAAATTCACTAATTGGATATTAAATCTACTATCAGACAAACAATTATTACAAGTACTTACAGATAGTTTTTTAAATAGACAAGATTTACATGATTTTACTTATAATCAACCTAATACACAACAAAAACAACAAGCTCAACAACTATATTCTCAATATCTTGGCACTATATTCCCTGATAGTAAAGTAAAAGATATTGTTTATCATGGTAGCCCTAAATCTAAATTAAAAAAAATAGAAGGTATTTCTTTTTGGACTAATGAAAAAGGCAATGCTTATGCTTACAATATTGAAAGAAACAATGATAATAGCGAAGGGTTTGTAACTTCGGCTATTGTTAATATTAAAAATCCATATATACATCAGGAAGATGTGAATAGTAGATTTGCTACAACTACTCCTAAAGGTTTAATAGATTCTGCTAAATCTAAAAATGCAGATGGTGCTATATGGAAGGATGTTGAAGATATAGGTGGTAGAGAAACCCAAACTGTAGTATTTGAACCAGAACAAACTCACATACTAGGCTCTAAACAAGATATAGATGGATTTAAAAATTGGGTTGGTAGTAATAAACCTCAATTACAAAAAGACAGGAAAGATGGTTTAAAAGTAGCTAACTTAGAATACTTAGAAGAAGTGTTAAATACACTATCTAATAAATTTGGATTTTCTTACGAAATAATTTTTGATGAAAATAACCCTAATAAAGGTTATGTCGATGTTATATCATATAAACAACCTACTATTGTAATTAATGCTTCTAAGGCTACTAGTGATACACCTCTGCATGAGTATGGACATATATTTATAAATTTAATTAAATCTTCTAATAAAAATTTATATTCTACTTTAATTAAAGAAGTTTTAAATACTGAACGAGGTAAAAAAGAATTAAAAGCTGTTCAAGAACATTATGTAAATTACACTCTAGAAGAACAAATAGAAGAAACTATTGTTCAGCTTTTAGGAGAATATGCTGCTGGAAATTTAGATTCTAAAACAGGATTACATAAAACAATTAAAAAAATATGGGATTCTATTTTAGAATTTTTATCAAAAGCTTTTAATGTAGAAATTAAAGATATTTCTCCAAATACTTCTATTGAAAGTTTAGCTAAACTTTTAGCTAATCCTAATATAAACTTTAACCAAAAGTCTTTCATTGAAAAAAATATTGAAAGTATAAAAAAGGAAGACTTAGAGCGTAAAGAAAGATTAGAAAAAGAGTATTTAGATTTTCAGAAAATTAAAAATCCAAGTGTCATTAAAGAAAATAACTTTACTATAATTGTTAATAGTACAGAATATGAAGTATTTAATAGAGAGTTAGAACTTTTAATTAATAACTTGAAGAATTATAGTAAAGAACAATTATATATAGATATTAAAAATATTAAACCTCAAATTGAAACTTTTAAACAAAGAGAAAACTTTAATTATAATAGATATCCTCTATTTACTAAAATTTTATCTTTTATTCACCCTGATAAAGATACTGCACTTTGGGTTCTTAATAATGCTGATAATTTAGAAGATAGAATTAAAAAAGCTTTAGAAATTTTAGATAAACCTCTCAATGAAATAAAAAAAGATATAATAAATGGTTATAGTTTCAGTAAATCTTTAGAAATAAATATTCCTAATTTTTATAAATTACCTTATAAAAATGATAACATTAATTCTGTAAAGGATATTGAAGATGAATTTAAAAATAAGCTATCTGAACTGGATGATATAATTAAAAACCCTGAAAAAGGTGAGTCTTACTATAACCGAGCAATAAAAGTTCAAATAGATGATGATATTTACTCTATAAGAGGAAGTTTCTTTAATGGAGATATTTCTATTGCTTTTAGTTCTGAGAAATATGCAATGAATGATGTTAATAAGGGATTATTTTTTAAAGTTCTACCTAAAGTTATAGATTCTATTTCTTACATGTTTTCTGATGTGGAGTATAATACTATATCTTTTATTCCCGTAACTGGAAAATCTTCAAAAGGTAGTGATTTAAGATTAAAAGGTTACAATATTTTTGCTAAAAGACTGTTTGGGCAATTTAGTTTAGTAGCTGAAAATGAAAACGTCACTACTATTCCTATACCAGATGCTTTTAAAAATAGAGTACATATTAAAGAAAATATGTATCAAGTAGATAGAGACAATGCTCCAGACAACTCTTTCCAACAATTTCAACAATCACTAAACAAACCTAATACTAACCCTATACTTCAGGGTAATAAACCTGAAATGAGTTCAAAACCATTATTACTTTCTCCTATGGTAATTGATGATGAAGGTGCTTATATGGAAGATTCAGACTTTGATTTTAGTTTTGATGAAGAATTGAAAGGTACTAAAATAAACTCTTTTGAAAAAGCTATTAAAGTTAAAATGGAGATAATTAAAAATCTTCAAACAAAGCTTAATATGATTGAAAGGGATTTAAAAGTTTATAGTACTGATGGTAGCATGATACAACAACTTACCAGAGAACAAGATAAAATAAATGAATTATTGTATGGTGATGGTGAGGAGAATATAGGTTTGTTAGCTGAAGTTAAGGATATGCAAAGATATACTCCTTCAAGAACCTTAGAATATTTCTTTCAAAGAGATTGGGAAATTATTGATATTCTAAAAGAATCAACTAATCCTGAAGATATTGAACTTGTAAAATCTATGTTGAGTTTTTATTCTAATCTATCTCCTGAGATAAATCCAAAAGACCATCCTTTCTTTTTAGAAGAGGATATGTTTAATGCAAATGGAGATTTGATTTTGGAGAATGATATTGTTATTTTATTAAGACATTATGCAAATAAGGCTAATATAGAAAAACATAATATTCTAAACAAAGAAAAGAAAATACTTGAAGATATATTCAACACTAATCCTAATGTTGAAAAAATGTATGAAGGTACAACTAAGGGTTATGATAAAATATTCTATACTGCTGAAGGAATGAAAGATATCAATTATCTTGATATGTTTTTAATGGATGGTCAATTTGGTATCTTTAGTAAGAACCCTGAAATAAGACAAGTAATGCAACACCTTTTAGGTACAACTATTATAGAAGAGCAAGGTTGGTCAAAAGATATTGAATTAAAGATAGATGAATTACAAGATGCTGTAGAAAAAGAATTAAAAGCTTTAGGATATGACCTTAAAGAGCAAGGTTTTAAAGGTATTAGTTATGAGATATTTAGAGCTAAAAATGAATTTGGTTTTTATGAAAGAAGTTTTACTCAAAGATTTACATCGAAATTCTTTAGAGCAAGAACTGATTTTTTAGCTGACCAAAGAAAAAAAGCTATGGAGATTGCTCTTATTCAAGACCCTACAGAAAAGAAAGAAGCATATGCTGCATTGTATCAGGAAAAAATATCTTGGTTTAAAAATAATACTGAAATGTTTGATGTTAATCTTTTAGAGGATTTAAAAGATGAGTTTGGTGATTTGCAAATAGAATATAATCAAGATGAAGCTGTAAAACATAAAGAAAGATTAATACAAGTTTTAGGGGAGAAAGGTTATCAAGAACATTTACAAATTCAAAAAAGAAAAATAAAAGAGTATATTGTTTCAAGGGATGCTTTAATTCAGGACTTATTAACTTCTGAAAATGTGAGTGATATAAGTAACTTATCTTCAGCTTCAGTATATGAATTGGAAAAATTTAATAAAACTAATAATCCGTTTTTATTTTCTCAAAGCTATAAGAATAAAACTCCTATTATGATTGGAAATAATGTTATATCATCTCAAATGAGATATAATGTTTATGTACCTCGAAGATTTGAGGGAGAATATAAAAAGATAAATGGTGTTTTTACTTTAGTAGATTCTGATAGAAGTACAGGTTTTTATGATGAAAGGTTCAATGTTATTGAAAGTAATGAAGCCTTATATAAATTTTATGAAATTATACGTAGTGTATCTCAAAAGAAATTTGATTCTATTCCTATAGATGAAAGAGATGGTTACAGTATGTATGATTTAGACACTTTAGAAAAAACATTGGTAGAAAGACTATATTCTGCTCAAGGATTAGAAAAGATACATGAATTTTGGAAATGGTTAATGGAAAAATTACGTAGTTTCTTTACTGAAAAAGCAAGTAATTTATTGACCTATAATAAGATAAATCCTATCACAGGGGAAATAGTTTATGTTGTTAATGATAACTTTTTAAGACAGAATAGAAATGAAATACAACGTACTTATGTATTAAATAAGTTAGAAGTTTTAAAAGCTTTAGGTATTGGTATGACAAATACACTACCCCAAGATTTAGAATTAAATAAAGCTCCTATAGCTGTTATAGAGTACATTGCAAGAAAATTAAATGTAGCACCTTCTGCTCAAAGTATTATGAATCATCTTAATATGAAGAGTAATAAGTTTAACTTAGCTTCATTTGTTTCTAAAGTTGCTGAGAATGAGGTAATAAAAAATAAATCTATGGATTTACCTAAAATCCTTAAACTACAATCTGCTTTAGTGGCTGAGTATGCTGCAAGACAAAGAATTTTACCTACTTTAAAACTTATGAAAGAACATTATGAGGGTATTAAAAAGATTCAAACAAATAAAGTGGGAGAACCTATATATGATTCTGACAAGAAAACTGTTTTAAATGGTAAACGAGAATTGTCTATAAGACAAATGAACTCTTGGTTCTCAAGAGCTGTACTTGGTAATTATAGTAGTAAGAATGAGTTTGGTAATCTTATTATGAAAGAGGGTAAAGAAGTTGAATTTAAAAAGGGTTTAAGTAAATGGGTAAATAATAAAATTTATACCAGAGATGAAAAGAATATTATAGCTCAAATAGATGAACAAATAAAATTTTTAAGATTACAACCTGTAGATGATAGTACAAGAGAAGCAATAGAAGCTGAAATTAATGGTTTAGAGAGAATGAAAGACAATTTAGGTCAGGTAGTATCTCTTACATCTATGGTTGATTCTATTTTAGGTTTTATAAGATGGAAAGTTTTAGGTTGGAATGTTAGTTCAGGTATGACTAACTTTATTGAGGGTCAAATGGCTAATCAATTAGCAGCATCTTCTGGAAGATATTTTCCTGAAGAATATCTATACGAAGCTAATGCTATTGTTAGAGGTTCTACTATGAAACTATTTGGGTTAAAATTTTTAGTTTCTCCAGAAGTAAGAAAATTATCTGTATTGATGCAAAATTATGATATTCTTCAAGATGCAACAAATGAGTTACAAAAAGCTTCAAGAAAATCTAAATTTAATAAATTAGAAAAACTTGGTCCATATGAAATAACAAAACGTATTGAGTATATTAACCAAGCTCCACTGTTTATAGCTTATCTTAAGAATACTAAGATAACAGGTAAAGATGGTACTGAAAGTAGTGTGTGGGATGCAATGCAAGAAAATGGTACTTTAAAAGATAATTTTGCAACACCTCAAAATAGATTTAATTGGGAAATCCTTACAGAAGACCAAAAAGCTGATTTATTAAATATTGATAATACTTTAAACAGAAAACAGTATTCTACAACAAGGGAAGCTATTATTGAATTGATAGTAAGAACTCATGGTGATTATAATGACCTTCGAGGTAATATGGCTAAAGAATATATGACAGGTAAAACACTTATGATGTTTAAGAATTGGATTACATCATATTTCTTTACAAGATATGCTAAAGAACAAGATATTTTAGCTCTTAATATTAAGAATTATAAAGGAAGATATCGTTCTATATCTGCAAGTACAGGAGCATTGATGTTTGCTATACCAGGATTACTAACAGGTGGTTTTGTTGGTTTAGGTATTGGAATGGGTATTGGTGCTGTAGGGGGTAAATTATTAGGTATAGATACTAATTTATCATTACTTGATGAATTAGGATTTACTTTAAAGAATGTAGGGTTAAAAATGTTAAATTTACCTGTTCAAACTTTACTTGGTAAAACTTTCATAAAACAAGATTGGTCTAAAATAGAACAGTCAGGTATGTCTGAAACAGATGTTAAAAATATGCGTGATTTAATTACAGAGATAGCAATTTTATCCTCATTAATTGCTACTATGTTACTTGTAAAAGCTGCTTTGTATGATGATGATGATGATGATGATAAAGAATCTTTAAAAAGACAAGCTCATAATGTATTGATTAATAAACTTTATGGTTTATCTGAACAAGGTACAAGTTTCTTAACAGGTAGTGCTTTTTATAATCTGTTTAATCCTGAAGAAATACAATTAATTAGATTTGCTATTGAAGTATCTAAAACAGCAAAAGCTGCAAGTGATTTACTTATTGGAGATGATACTTATACTTCTGGACCAATGTATGGTGATAGTAAATTTGCTAATCAATTCTCTAAAACATTTATACCATCACCTCTAAAAGGTAATATGGGATTTGGTAAAGCTGCTGAAAGACAATTCTTTAGCACACCTTTTGATAAAATGTTTTGGGGTGTAGAAAAAACTTCACAAGCTAAGGTTAAACAGATTAGAGCTGATTATGCTAAAGAAATAAAAGAACAAAATCCAGGAATAAGTGAAGAGGAAAAAACTAAATTGGTAAATAAAAAATATAAACCAAAGAAAAAGAAACAAACATATGAAGATTTATTGAAGGATTATGAAGGGAAGAGATAAAGAAAAAGGGGGAGTAGGCAACAATGGTCCTACTCCGTTCTATTTTTAACTATGGTCAATTATTTTATATAGCTATCCAATTCTTCCTGACTAATTTCAGAATCATCAAGAATTTTATTACCTTTATTATCTATTAAGGCAAATTCATTTCTTTTTACATCAATTCTGACTTGTATATGTTTTACAGGGTTATAGTAATATCTATGCTCATTTTCTGAAGCAAATTGAAACCCGTTATTTAATAAGTATTCTATAAAAGTTCTATTAACTCTAAACATTGTATCTGTCATAATATTAATTTTAAATATTGTATTTAAAATTCATCGTCTTCTTCTTCACCTAAATATGAACTTAAATTTATAAAATAAAGTCTGTTTTTAGCTCTTGTTCTGGCTACATATTTTAGGTTTTGTTCCTGTATTAATTGTTCTGTAGATTTAGCAAATTTAGAAGGAATTAAATTTTCATTGAGAATATATACAATATCTGCTTCTAATCCTTTAGATTTATGGATTGTACAAAGCATAATTGCATTTTCTTTCTCAAAGAAAAGACCTTTAAATTTATTTATTATAGTATCTATAGTAACAAACATATCATGAACATAGTTGTTTGAGAGGATTTTAAAGATTTTAAAATTGTTCTTTAAAATAAAATATTTCATTCTGCCCTCATCAGTTCTATCCTTTTTGAACTCTATAAGTTCTTGTTTAATTTTTCTTGTTGCTTCAATAACCGTTAAGTATTTGTATGGTGTTAAGAATTTAGTAACACTATTTAGAATATCCTCACCTTTAATATAACAGTTTTTACCATTCTTTAAAAGTAAGAAGTATAGCTCTATAATAGGAGCTGTATTTCTGCACACTATCATAGAGTTGTCCATTATCATAGATATTTCATCTATCTCCTCAACAAAACCCTCTTCTTCTCTTCCATAGGTCATTACATTATATACTTCATTTGCTTTGTTTATAATGTTTTTAGAACATCTATAACAAGTATTAAGAGGAAACTCTTTTACATTTGGGTATTCTTTTAATTTATCCATAGAATTAGATAAACTACCCCCAAAAAGGTAAATACTTTGTTTGTAATCACCTACCCCTATAAATCGCTTTATATGCCCTTGTTTTAAAAGATTTCTAATTAGGTTATGTTGGAGTAGACTTAAATCTTGTAATTCATCTATGAAGAGATAAACAGGCTCTATTGGAATGTATAGATTATATTTTACAGGTATGTAAATCATATCTATAAAATCTATATAAAGAAGACCATTTGTTTGGTCAAATTTATCTCTAATTTTAGCAAGTTTTTCCCAAAGGATTTTTAACTTTTGTGTTATTTCTATAGGTTTATCCATTATAAGCATATAACGAGATATTTCCCATAGGTTATCTGTAAGAAACATTCTTGAAACATCATAGATATCACAAAGTAAAAGTGTTAGTTTAGATTTATCTTCCCATTTCATTTTGAAATATGTAGGATTTTCTTTTTGAAGAATTTTAATTAAATCAAATCTTTTACTCTCTTTAATTTCTATCTGTTTTTTAAAATTTCTTACAGCCATTAATCCTAAAGAATGAAGAGTAAGAGCTTTACCTTGTATAAGACCTCTACTCTCCATTTTTTGAGTTATTTCTTCTTGTATAGATTTGTTGAAAGCTAAAAATAATGTTCTTTCTTTAGTTACTTCTAATAATTGAAGTAACATTGTGGTTTTACCACATCCTGCTGAAGCATTGATTAATATATTACAATTGTCTTGTAACCATGCGTTTAGGATATTTTCTTTTTCAAGATTCATCTTTAATCTCCTCTACTACAACATCTGTGTAGCCATTATTTTTATAAATTTCCGCAAGCCAATCAGCATCTTCTTTAGAAAGTAAAAAGTCATTGACTTCAATACCATCTACCCAAACTGTCCAATTATCCATTCATTATTCTTTCTAAAAGTTTATACTCTGATTTAGTGAGCTTTACAACTCTTTTTAATCTTAAAGAAATTTCATCGGTATACCACCAGTCTCCTTTAAAAGGTCTTGATGAATACCCCCAAAAAGTGGCTACATATCTTTCTGCTGCAAAGTTTATATTTTTTGCTTTAGTGGTATGTAGTACCCTGTGGTCATGTCTTCTTTCACCATCTTGAACTTCAAGATGTATAAATAAATATTTTACCATTTATTTTTCTTTTTTAGATTTTTTAACTATATCCCTTATAAAAGCTCCGTAATGTCTTAATTCCCATTGTTGTAATGTTCCAGATGGTGTATGCTTAAATAACTTATACATAAATTCAATAACATCATTTTCTGAAAATTGATAAGACTCTTAAGCTTTTTCAAAACCATCTTTAAACCCCTCATTATACTGATTATCATGGGAATCCATTGCTGTATCTAAGAATTTATCTTCTATTTCTTGTCTTGTTAGTTTCATAAATTATATTTTTTAAATTTACCTATTAACTCACTATAAGTAATAGGTGTAAAATCATTATTATCAACACCAACATCATACCTCATTTTATGAAAAGGTACTTGTTCTGAAGATTCACTGTTTGGACCACTATGAACATGACCGTGTAAATGATAATAACCTCTTCTCCAATACATAAATGGATAATGTGATATTGCAAATTGAGTATCAACTTTATTAGATTCATCCATTACAGTAAGTTCCACATAATCTGCTGCTAACTTAAACATACTACTTATAACCTCTCTATCAAACCTATTTTGATAATCATGATTACCATAAATAAGTATTTTAGAACCATTTAATTTATTCAGAATTTTTGAAATACTACCAATATTTGCAGTCATTGCAAAATCTCCAGCAATAAAAACATAACCGTTTTTAGGTACAACCTTATTCCAATTCTCTATAAGAGTGTTGTGCATTTGATATAAATTTTCAAAAGGTCTATTACAGTAATTGATTATGTTGTAATGAAAAAAGTGCAAGTCTGAAGTAAAAAATATACTATCTGTATTTTTTAGTTTTATTTTCATGACTCTGTTAATTTAGCATCTAAAATTGTTTTTATATTTTTAACATCTGTTTCTACATCAGGCATATATATTAAATTAGCTATACTTTTTGTACCAGCATAGATAGAAGCATGGTCATAATTAATTAATTTCGTTATTGCTGATGTTGAGAATTGAGGATAAGTGTATTTATATGCAAAATAAAAATATAAATATATTTTATAACTTCTTTCTCTATTTGATTTAACTAATTTTGTATCTTTATTAAAATATGTTATAGGTAAATCAAAATAGTTTGCAACTATTTCTAAAACATCAATAGGGGTCAATTCCCCTATTTTTAGTTTTAATACTTCTACACCCCTTGATTTTAGAAACTGTATAATTTTTTTATCATCAGTCTTTATTAGATATTTGTTCATCATAATGTTCTAAATAAAGTTCTATAAGAGTTAAAGTTCTTAATGCCTCTCTATACTCTTCAAACTTTTGGTTTAATCTAAAAGTAATTGTATTTGTATCAAGAATTTCTCCATCATCTCTGATAGTACTTGCATGACACCACCCTAATATTAGTTTCTCAAGGGTTGCTATATCCTCTTTGATGTCTGTTATTTTATCTTCCACATCATATTTAGAAGAAAAGGTTAATCTATTTAAATAGATGTTTGCCTTAAAATCTGTTCCCCATCCCATATTATTCTATTGTTTTAATTACTATTCTACCTTCTTGAGAAAAAATCATTCCTGGATTTTGGTACACAGAATACCCTACATCAGGATTCTTTTCTCTTAATTCTCTATCAAATTGTTCTAAAATAGGTCTGTATATATCATAACATATTTTAGCTTCTTCTTGTAGCATTGAACTTCCAATGCCTAATGATTCATTATTTTTAAGATTTGGAAAAGCATTTTGTTTAAACATATCTAAATGATGTGTATATCTGTTTCTTGTCTCTATAAACCTATCATGTGAACCACAATTTAATAGGATTTGTTCCTCTATAAAAGGAGCTAAACAATCTACCTGACCTGCACAAAATCTTGATGCAAATTCTAATGCTTGTTGAACAACACTTAGTTGTTCTTTACTAAATTCTATTTGATATTTCATTCTTCTAACTTTTTATACCTATCATCCATATCAGGTCTATTCTTCATCATCCAAGATAAAAATAAGGCATTACATTGAATATGTCCTATATGAGATAATGTTGACTCTGGGTCATCATCTTCACCTTCCATAAAAGCATCTAAATGTCTTTTTAAAGATTCACATATTTCAGTAATTGATAAACCTTTTTGCCAATTAAACGGGGCATATTTTTGGCAGCCATATTCAAGTACTTGAACCATAGGTATTAACGCTGATTGTGGAACTAAACTCCATTTTGGTTTTCCTTGATTTAACCTATCTCCTTTAGTATTTTCCATTATTCTAAATCTATAATTAATAAATCATACCCACGTATAAATATTTTCTCTAAAAAGAGTAATGCAACAATACCTTCTTTAGTATTAGATGGTATTGTAGATATGCTTGCATGTATATGCAATGTCTTTTGGTCTGTTTCTGTATTAAATTGTTTTAAGACAGAAAGCACATTAATACCATTAGCAACCCTATCTACATGTTGCTTTTGTAGATAGAGTATACTAAAAGTAGTTGTTTGGTTTTGTTCAAATATTATCATTATTCAAATGTTTTTTCAAATTCTTCTAAATCCTTTTCCAATCTTGTTAATTCTGAACAAGAAACAATAATATCATAATATTCATTATATAAAGTATCATATATTTCTTGAATGTCTTCTTTGTAATGCAATTCGCCTGAAGCATCTTCTATATAGATATCTTCTTCATTAATTCCTAAATCTTTTTCACATTTTTCTACTAAAATTTTATGAGCAATTTTAGCAGCAGCTTGTACTACATTTATTTCCATTATTTTAATTTTTAAATTACTAATTCTTTAACTAAATTTTGTACATAATATGGAGATACTACTTTTTCATAGTTAAATATCTCGTCATATGTACCTGGTGGTGTGTCAAGCTCACCATTAATTTCATGTTGTGAAATATCTACATTAAAAACACTTTTTATTCTTTTTTGATAGTGTTGATAACCTTCAGGTGTCTTGTTTATAACAGCGTATGCTGTAGGTTTTATAGTTTTTAAATTTAAAGCTATCATTTCTGTATCAGAATACATTAGGCTATATGCACCTTTTAGAAACAATTCATACTTTTTTGAAGCCATTTCAGGTAATCTTACAACTACCATGTGTTGATTTGAATCTAAAGATGGTCCGAAATTATAATCAGTTACATAAAGATGTGTTGCTCTTGAAGTAAGATATGTCATAAAATTTTCAAAATGCTCTATATAGTAAGAAGTATCTATAAGAATATAAATGTAATTTCCAATAGGGTAATCTTCATCATCTAAAAGAGCATCATGAACACCTACACCATACTTTACTAATTTGTTGAAATACTCTATAAAAACTGTTTCATAGAGTTTAAAACATGGGAAAAGATATTCCCATGTTTTGTTTTTGTAAAATTTACCTTTCTCAACTAACATAATCGCAGACAAATTTCTAAAGAAAGTGTATTATAATACTCTTTTGCTTTCATTAGTCTTGAGCAAAGAAAGTCAATTTCTTTTTGAAGGTCAACAATTAAAGGGAAAGTTTTTACTCTTTGTTTTGGAGTTAGAGTAAGTATCTTAGCTTGCATAGCCAGATACTTCTCTTTTTCCACATCAGTTAGACCTTTCAACTCATAATCTATAAGATTATCAGGTGTTGGCATCAAGACATAATCTAAATAAGCTTCTGTTTTGTCATATAAATAGCAATATGCTATTAACTGCCAATAATATTCAGAAGGTATTCCTTGTTTATTTCTATAAGTTTTCCATGATTCAGGTATTTTACAATCTCTTATAACTGTTCCATACTGAATATCACATTCTCCAGTGATAAAATCCTTTGTTACACGTTCAACATTTTTAGAAATATTTATATTATACACTTCACCAATCAATGCAATAGCTTCTTCTTCGCAAGTTTTACCTTTGACAAATTGAGGTAAATTCTCTCTAACAGAGAAATCATAAAATCCATTTTCTTCTAACCAAAGTTCTTGAAGATAAGACATAGCTCCTTCAGGAAGTGGGTCTGCTTCAACTAATCTTTGATTTTCAAGTTGTTTTATGATATCTTTTGCTATTGTCATAACACCTCTTGTTTGAGTAAATTGCCAAACAGTTTCTCTTGTATAGGTTGCATCTTTTGAAAGTATTTGTTGTTCAAGACTTTCTAATAATGCAGGGTCAAAAACAGGTCTATTAGTACATATCTTATGTACTTGTGATGCTCTTATCATTCTCTTGTTCTATTAAGTAATTCAGAAAATTCAGGACTTATAATTTTTCCAAAGTCCTCTAAAGACAAACAAACTATTTCATCATAAGGGTTTTTCTTTCTTCCAGCACCGATGAATTTTTTATGTATTAAAATATTTGGTAAAGTATGTTCTATATTTGTTGGTGGAAAGGTAATTTTAATAGCTTCTGCTATTTCAGATAAAATTTTACTATAATTTATACCTTTTTGTTTCCCAGCCTTTATTTGAACATTAAATGGTACATTCAATAAATCTATTTTAGCACCATCATGCAATTTACTTCCAAATCTTGATGTAACACAAAATTTAAAACCTAATTCTCTAAAGAATTTGGCATATTCACGTTCTGCATTTGAACCTTTTATTTTGTTAGTTCTCCCAACGCTTTTAGTTTTGTTTGTTTTACCCAATTCTTCAGGTAATCCCATAATTTTAATTTTAGTAGTTTTTAAAGTTCATTTAAAACCTCATATAAAAACTCTTCTTTCACTATATTTTCTTCTGATATAGTGTGGATAAATTCACTTTCAAATAATTTTGTATCACCTATTACAATTTCTATATTATGAAGTGTACACAAAGGTATTACAGTTTTCATGCAGAAAGTTACTAATTTTTTATAATAAGGGTTTTTAAATACTTCATAATGTATGAAAAATTTAAAATCCTTTTCATAAAATTCCCTTAATTTATATATTCTTTCATTAGGTCGAAAACATAACATAATTAAGGGTTTAATATAATCTTTAAATTCAAACACTGAAAAATTACCCCAAATTATTTTATGACCATTATAACGATTAATAATATAATGAAAAAAATTATTTAACTTTTCTGTACCTTGAAATAATCCGCTTTTAAGTGTTCTATTTATCTCTGGAAATTTATATGTATCCCACATAGGGGCATATAAAGAAATTGGATAAAATTTACAAGAATCATGATATACTGTTTGATATTTAGTATTTCGATAAATATAAGAAATATAATCAGGTATATTATTTAAAGTATAAATAACATAGAATTGAAAATTATTAATTTCTTCCATGATTAAAAGGTAATGAATTAGTTTCTACTTCAGGAATTTCCTGCTCTTCTTTTAAAGCTTTTACTCTCTCTATAGATTCAGCTTTTGTTATAATTGTCTCTTGAGCTAAAGGTAAGAATTTTTCAAAAAAGTAAGGTACTTCTCTGGCATCAATATCATCTACAAGATTTGATAAGTGATTTGTAAAAAAACTAACCATAGAACTGCCTATCATAGCCCCGACATGTGAAGTTTGTTGCATAGTACAATGTGTACCAATTGTTACTAAATTATTTTCATTAAGAGTTGATTCATACAGCTCATAGTTATCCCGTGTTACACAATAAATTTGTAGTAACTCACCGTCTAATCTGCCATCTATAAATATGAAGTTTTTACTAAAAGGATTATTTAATAGCTTGTATTTCCATAAATTAAAAAGTATTTTTCTTGCTTTAAAATTATCAAAACAAGAAAATACAAAATCACCAATATCATCTTTATTTGTTTCAGGGGTTATTTCACCTCTTAAATAAATATCTGTTCTTCGATTTGTGGTTTCTGATATAAAGGCTATACAAGATTTTGTTTTTAAGTCATTAAGAGAATTTTTAAAGAAAAGTTGACATCCTAAATTATGAGTTTCAACTCTATCCATATCCCATAAATCTAAGCTTAATGCTTCTGCTCTTGCTAATAAAAAAGCTACATAACTTCCTATACCCCCAACACCACCAATAGTTACTGAAACCTTACGCATTTCCCCAAACCAATTAAAACCCTTAAATCTAAAATTTTCTTCCATTTTTTAATACTTCTATATAATTAGACATTTCTTTTATTAATTCTTCCATTACATATGGAAAAGACATTTTATTTTCTTTAATTACCTCTACTACACCTTCACATAATTCTATTTTTTCAGAAAGAACTTCTGTATATGAAGTTAAAGCTTCAGTAAGGTTTTTACTAAAATATGCAAGTTTTGCCTTTAAAGGCTCTTTATCTAAAACAAAATCTTTAATAGATAAATACAAAGTATCAGTAAATTTTGGGCTTCTTCCAAGTAAAGCTGTAATAAAAATATCTTCTTCCATTGTTAAGGTATCTTCCTCACTATCTGAAAAATATTTAGGAGTTTTAAAATAATAGTCAGAATCTTTATATTGATTATAACTACCAATACCTTGCCCAAAGCTATGCTGATATGCAGGAAATTGTGTAGTTTTCTTCTCAGCCTCTTTAATAATTCTATCAACATTAGAGGCAAATTCATCATCTACAATTAAAGACTCATCTTCAAACTCAAAAACACAATTAAATATTGTTATTATTTCTAAAGACTGACTTTGTTGTGTTAAGGTGTAATATTTACCATTTTCATCTCTTGCTATATACTTAATCTCAGTAGTGTCTGCTTTAGCTTTTGTAGCTACTTTACCTACATAAAGATTTTTATTATCTACTGTAATAGAAAGTATTACATTACTTGTATCAGTTTGTTTTCTTAAATCATTGTAATCTGTTGAAGAAAAGAAAGAGCCTAAATTGTGATGGCTATGTATATCCCCCTGTTTCCAGTCTAATCTTTTATCATCTTGCATAAGATAGTCTATAACTCTTTCATCTGAAGTATAAGATGTAGCACCACTTGAGTCTTTACTCATAGGTAAAATATCTTGTAAAATATATTTACAATTCTCTACATCTTTTATCGAGTTTTCCACTGTGTAAAAAACTATACCACACCATTCTACTGTTGGTATTTTTCCACAAATATATTTAACTTTATCACTAAAAGATTTGGGTACAAAAATTTTGATATTGTTTTCTGTAGTATTCATTGAAAATTTTCTTTTTAAAATTATTAATAAAAGCGATTTTATATTCAGGGCTTAGATAATATACATCTTTAACCGCATCCTTTTTTTGAATATTGTATGTTTGTATTTTTGGTAGTATTTTTTCTCCTCTAAAATAAATAAAACGGCAACTTCTTGAGTTTAAATACTCTGTAAAAGAATTTATAAAGTTTTTTTGATAATTGTACAACGAATTTTGTACATCTTGTACATCTTTTTTATAACAGTACTTGTTTCCATCTTTTATAAAATAAAGTCCTGCAATATCTTTTGTACGTAAAAACTCTATAAAAATTTCTTCAAAATTCTCTTTTTCTTCTATTATAAGATTTCTTTTTTGAACTTTAATATCAAAAAATTCTTGAATTTGTCTATTTCTGTCTGTAATATACTTTAAAAAAGATTCTGCATAGTCGTAAGAATCACAAGTCTTAGAAACATTAAACATTTTTTTAAAATCTTTTAAGTTATCAGATAAAGTTAAATTTTGTAAACTATTTATAGAATAATAAACCCCATCAGTATCTTCTATAGGTAATATTACATCTAAATAGAAAAAGAATGTTTTTAATTCTTCGATTTCAAATGTTTCATTTATATTTAATTCTGTAAGACTTTCTTCAATTTCACTATGACCTAAACATATTTTATTAACACTAAAATAATAATCAGAGAAACAATGTTTCTCTTTTCTTGGAGAATGGGAATATAAAAAACCTTTATCATACTCATACATATCTAAACAACCTCTAAATAGTCTTGGAGGACCTAACCTTATTGAATTTTCAGAAAAATTTATAGATATTTTTATATACACTTCTTTTATAGTCTTTCTTAAATTATGTTTAGGTGTGTATAATTCCATTGTGGGGTAATAGATAATTATAAACAATTCCCAATCATTATTAATAAAAATATCCCAATTATCATTAAATTGAAATTTTAGAGCTGTAATAATATTATCATATTGTTTTAGTACTTTCAAAGATTTAATACCTAACTTATTTTGAAGAATTTTATTTTTATATATTCTTTTTGGAGACCTTAATATACCACTTAATTGTATTAATTTTTGTTTTTTATCTAAATTTATGTGCATGGTAATTATAAAAATAAAAAAGAGGGGTTTTACTACCCCCTCTTTTTGTTAATACTATAATTTACTAAATATTTGTTTAGCCTCAATATCAAGCTTTTCTAACTCAGTTCTATCTTTTTTCTCTTTAATATCTAAAAGTTGATTAATTTTTTGAGACACGGTGTCTAAGATACGTGTAATAATATTCAAATCTTTTTTTTCCACTAAAACTGTAGCTGATTGCTCTAATTCCTCTTGTTCTTGAGAAATTAAAGCTGCGTAGTTGTTTAATACGTTAGCTAATTGTGCTGTTGTATATTGAGTCCAATTACCATCTTTTTTTAAAGCTGCTGTGAAATCCTCACCATACACAGCTTTAAATTTTTTTACTTCTTCACGAAGTTCTTTCATAGTTAGTCCAGAATAGTCTATGCCTTTATCTGTGTTTTTAACACGAATAAAAATTAAACAGTCTTTTTCTGGCAATAATGCTTCAGGGTGTTCGTAAGAAATTTTTGTATCTCTATCAATAGCAACCATTTTGTTAAAATCCACTTCAGGTGTTTGTTCAATAATTAAATATTGTAATTCACCCCAAGTTGTTACGTCTGTTTCAATTTCTATTTTTTGTTGTCCTATTGTAGAGAACACTGTGATTTTTCTTGTATTCATAACTGTATAAATTTTAAATATTTACTTAAATTTTCATCTATGATTATCACATAGTTAGTGTATTGATTTAAAGGTATAAAAGGTAAATCCTCATCTGGGTAGTTATTTACCAAAATATGATTTGTTACATCTTTTATATACTTTTTTGTTTCTTTAGTAAAAACCCATACACAAGGTTTTACTTTTGAGATATATCTTATTAAAGATATACTCATATTTTCCCAATAATGTAAATGTTCTTTATTTCTACTACTATTTGTTGTAAGAGAAATATAGAAAGTATTAGGGTTATATTCTACATCTGGAAATAGATGCACATCAATTCTATTGATGCCTTTTAAAGATTTTTTATAAAAAGAGAATATTTTGTCCTTTTCAGGATAGTACTTTTCTTTATACAGGTTGTTGTAAAAGAAAGTTTTTAACGGTTCTTCATTAACTTTTTGAAGAATTAAAGGTAAAAAATCTTTAGATATATCATACATATTTTTCTAAAAATTTTAATAAATGATATTCACCTTTAATAGCAACAAGGTCAGAAGGGTCTTTTGGGTAATCTTTAGGTAAATAAATTTGTTCTGCAATTTCTGGTATAATACTGTTTAAGGATTGTACAAATACTGCCCCACCAATTAATCCTGCTTCATCATTATCAAAAAATACATATATTTTCTTAAATCTATAGCATAAAGAGAGCAATATGTCTTGAGAAGGCACTGCACCTTCCATTTGATTCCATATAGCATGTAAACCTATATTTTTTAGTACTCTATAATCTTTATATGCTTTAGTTATAAATAATGTTTCCCCCGACTCTACTAAAGATTGTATACCACCCACATCATTTTGGGTACAATTGGTTATAAAACGGTCTTTTTTTGGTCTTTTAGGAAAATAAAATTTAATCTTATTGTTTAAGAATTGTGTATAAGCATACCCTATATCATAAATTTGAAATTGTAGTGTGCCTTTTCTTGTATTGAACATTCTAATACTTTCTAAAGCAAAAACCCCATCTTCTATAAGATTGTCAGAAGATATTTTATATTGTTTCCAATACTTCTTATCTCTATAATCAAAGGGTCTTGGTAAAAAATCCAATTCTACAGGACTTCTTTTTATAATAGCAGGTTTTTCTTTTTTGATTAATTTTTTTGCAGTTTTTGTATCTAATTGTGTGTGAATATATATAAGAGCATCATAAAGACTTCTAAGGTTGAAATAAATTTTAACTGCATCAAAACAATTAATATTTTTCATTCTTGTTCCTCTAATAATAGCAGGATTACCAAAATCTACAAAACGTAATTCACCTTCAGGAGAATACTCAAACCAACAACCTGGTGTGGTGTCCTCTCTAAAGGGTGAAGTTACCTTTTTATAAACTTCTGGAATATACCCAAAAACCAATTCAAAGATTTTTTCTTCAGTTGTATACTGTAGAATATCTTCTTTAGTTAGTATATTATCAGAAATTACAAACATATTTTACCAGCCTGAAGTTGCAGAAGTATATTGATTCATAAGTGCAGATGTAGCTACTTCACTTTTTCTCTGTTGGATAGCTTTCTTTGATTCTAAAAAGCTTTTAGACTTAGTTATAGGGTGAATATTACCATTATTGTCCACATATGACAATCCATTCTCATTTCTTACTTCTTTCCATTCTCCTACAGGTTTTACAGCAGGTACTACAAAATACCCATCTTTCATGTTTTTAGGCAATTCAAGATAAGTCATTTTAGCATCTGCTTTTAAAGTCCATTGGTATTGAACAAAGAAATCAACAGGAATAGTTGCATAGTTCTTAGCAACTAAAGAAGTCATAATTTGTACATATTCTGCAAAGTTTTTAGGAGCTGGAGTAAGAGCTTTTATTATAGTTTCTTCTGTTACACCTAATGCTTTTACAAAATGTGTGATTACAGCACTTCTTTGTGCTCTTTCAATTTTAGCAATGTTTTCATAGCCTTCTTCTCCTGGATTTATTAACACATTATCAGCATTGTAAACACCTTTAACATCATAGATACGAGATTTAACTGTTTTACCTTCTACAGAAGTAACCTCAATATCCAATGCGTCTGCTGGAGCACCATCTGCACCTGCATTTGCATTATATTCAAATTTAGTAATAAATCCATGATTTAAACCAAAATTCAAACTTGCAAATTCTTTACTTTTTAATGATTCATCATTATCACTTACATATCCAAACGACATAATTTTTTATATTTAATTGTTAAATAAAATTTCCGATTGTTCAGTTCTTACTTGTTCTTCTTGTATTTCTTGTTCAAAATCAATTGGTTCTGGTTGTTCTGCTGTTGTTTGAGTTGGTTCATCACCTTGTGTTTCTACATTTTCAAACCCTACTTCAGTAACATCTTCTTCTACTACAGAACTTCGAGCTATTTCTTCATAAGTAAATGTAGGTACTGGTTTTGATTCTACAATGTCATCAACTATTTCAAAGCTTAATGCTTTTTTAGCTTTCAACCCTCTTAATTTAGGGTGTGTAAAGAGGTTTTTAAGCTCTTTTGGTGTTAAAGAATAATGTTTTTTAACCATGTCTCGTGTATATCCCTTATCTAAAAGAGATATAATTTCACTAATTTTTATTTCTCGCATTATTGTGATAATTTTAAATTCCTGATGCTTTTCTAAAAGTGTCTAAAACTAATTGTAAATTGTTTGGGATTAAAATATCCTCAAATAAATTTGCAAAACGTGCATTATATTTTTTCCATTTTTTTGTTACAAAATTGTAATTTTCAACTTCTCCAGACTCTTTTTGTTCAGTATGAGTGTATAGCATAAAGTCATAATAACTATCAAGCTTAAATTTTTCTTCTAACATTTTACCACCAGGTACAAATATTTTAAAAGAATCTATACTTTCATCGTACTCAGAGTGATACTCAGTTATAATAATTAAATCTTCTCTTAAATAGTCTAAAGATAAGATAAAATTATTGAGAGTGTCTCCAGCTAATTCCCAAAATCTTTGAAAAGCTTCTCCGCCTGCTTTTCGTTTTATAAAATTTGGGTCAGCAATGATTTTACTAATAAAGTGGGTGAAATCAGGTAATATTATTACTTTAATTTGTGGAAGTTTTTGAACAAAATCTAAAATTAAAGGTAACTTATCAAGACTTGGACACAATGTCCAATTTCCTGAAACATAATTTCCATCTTTATCTTTAACCAATTGTTTTATTGGTTCTCCACTGCTTGTTGTTATATGAGTCATTTTATGACTTGGAGATATAACAAAAACTTCTTCACCTTTTTCTATAAAGGTTCTTGAATAGGATTTTCCACTATTAGGTGGTCCTACAATGCCTATTTTTAAAGCCATATTTTATTCTTTAAATTGTTTAAAAGTTTTAACATGCCCTAACATGTTGAGTGCAAAATGTCTTGGGGCTTCAATGTATCGAGCCTCTACAATATGTACTGTCCTTAGATTTGGGTAGAGTAGGTTTTGTGCCTTATCCCTAATAGTAATACCAAAATGTTTTTCAAGATTATATCTTGTATCTGTAGGATTAAATAATGTTATCACAACATTACATTCTTCAGAAATATTACCAGAATCTTTTATTTGTTCTGGAGTTATATGAATATACTCTCCCATTTGTTTCATTCTATTAGTATCAGCTAAATCCCTATTACTGTGAACAATGTTTACAAATGTATAATTACAAAGATTACGAAGAATAGTTGTGAACTCTAAATATTTATCTATATTTTCTTTAAGGGTAAAGCCTCTTTCTTTTTTCAACTTTCTTACTGTATCTGTAATTATAATCACATATTCATCGGGATTATTTGGTTTATAACCTATTCTTTTTTGTTTTAGTTCTCCCTCTTTGTTTTTATATTCTTGATATATAAATTGTCCTCTTTGAGAAGCAAATTCTGTAAGCATATTATATATGCCTGTAGGATTATCAGCCTCACCAAAGAATGTTATTAAACCTTTTTTAATTTGGATTCCATTATCATCATATTCTCCAAATAAAGGTACAATTCTATTTTCATATACTTCAATCATTTTTGTTTTTACAAAAGGGTCTATAAGAATAGGTCTTTTTTCTGTGTCTTGTAACCTACCTCTTAAATATTCTGAAGAAAGATAAACCCAATTTACAATGCAACCCATTTTATCTTCATAAAATACTCCATCAGGGAGCTGAATCTTCTCAATATTGTGTTCATTATAAAGGAAATACACACAAAAATCAAATTCTTTAGAAACTCTATCCATTTCATAAGATAAATAAATCCAAGTAATATCATAAGGAGCTTTTAACCACTGTTCATATGGACCAAGTATAAACCCCGCATCTACCAATTGGCTTTTGCCTACTTTAGGGGCAGCAGCTATACCATAAGACATACCTCTCTGGATTCCATTAAGGGCTTGACACATATTTTTTAAACCTTCCCCCATTGAAAGACCTTTATTTCTACCTTCTTGCCCCTTTCTAAACTCTGTTTTGAAATTCATTATCTTATAGTTTTATCAAGACTTTTGATTACATGTTTTTGATTTGATTCTCTATATTTCTCAACCCAAAAATGAAGGTCTGAAATTCTTTCTAACCCAACACCTTTATAGATAAAATAATGAGGTAGGCGTAAATATGTGGTATCAGGGGTTTCTCTGATATACATTTGTGTTGCACCTATAACTTCCTCTTTTCTTACATCAGGGTTTTCAGCAAAAAATCTTTTCATACGTACTATAGAATCTTTAATATGACCACCTTTATCACGATTAGCTGCTGTAAATAAGGGTATATATTCAGTTTTTACCCATTCAAAAGCTGTTTCAGCTCCTTCAAAAAGTGGTATTGACCATTGTAATCCTGTTGTAGATTGTTTTACAATTCCTAAAGTATGTACTTTACTTTTTACACGGTCAGATATACAATCATTTCTAATCTCAAAATGCAAAGATAATAAATAAAGAAGAGCTTCATCAAGATTTATATTACTTTTTTTAAGTAAATCATAAATATTTTTATTCAATAACATTTATTTTGTCTTGATTAAAAGTTTTTAAAAATTCCTGTACCCAAGCTTCATCTTGAGTTCCTTTAAGACACAAAATCCATACAGTAGCTTGATAGTCAATTTGTTTTAATAATATTCTACTTAACTTTTGGCTTGATTTACCATTATTATCAGAATCTACTTGAACAATTATTAAATTATCTACCTGTCTGTATGTATAACCAACACTTCCTGAATTTACCATAACAAGTTCAGATATTTCCATATTATTGAACATATCTAAATACTTAGTATCTGTTGTACTATTGTATAAGTATTCACTTATACTCTCAGATTGTTGGATTGAATTGCAAAAGAAAATATTTCTTTTACCTTTTAGAGTTGTTTGTAATTTCCTACAATATTGTTCTTTTTGTGGAGAATTACCAATAATTTGTGCTCTTTTTATCAAAAGAAAAGCTGGTACTTTTTGGTAAAGTTTTTCATTCTTAATATAATAAACTATATCAGGAAATGGGTTAAACTTACCTATTTTAGACCCATCAGGTTTTGATATTATATACCCGATAGATTTTCCTGTATCAGATAGGATATTAAACAATTTCCCATCTTCTACCATTCTATTAAACCTTACATTTAGTTCTGCTGATACCATACCTTTAATAGAAATCTTACCGTCTAAATATGATATTATACCTTTATTGTAATATTCTATTTTTTGATTGATATGCTTTACTTCTTTAGAAATATTAGGATTATATGGAATATTAACTACATTTATTCTATAGTCTGATAATACTCCATCTTCTACTGCTTCATTTATACCATAATCAATAAGAACTTCAAGATTTAACTTTTTATAGATTTCTTGCTTTTCTAAAGATTTTGTATATGTACCTGATACACCTAAAATATGTTTATAAGTTAAATTTCCATTAAGAATATTACTCATATTGATTTCTGTAACTGATTGTACCTCATCTAATATGATAGTCTCATAATGTCCTGTAATTTTAGGTAAAGAGTTATAAGTACTTATAGTTAAAATATTGGTATATTTATCAGCTTTCCACTTTTTAAATTCAGACATAATATCTCTATGTAAGTCTTTTGAGAGAATAACCCATAATATACTTTTAGGTTTATCTCTTTTAATTAAATCAATACATATTTTAGTCTTTCCAACCCTTTGAGCTATAATTGCAAGTCCATGAGGATTTTTAAGTAGTTTTGATTTAATCTCTTTTTGTATTTGTGTCTTTGTTTTCATTAATGACAATCTGCATAATTTTTTCCAATTTCTTTACTTATACTAATCTCTATGTTAAGTTTTAACTGATTATTTAAAATAATAACAGCCTCATCTAAACAAGCAAGAACTTCTTCTTTTAAAGCCTTTGTAGTTCTTATAAGCATTTCATCATGGTATTCTAATAAAATTTCACCTTTTCCAGATATTTTTTCTTTAACTATACGAAGTAAACAATTAAAGACATAACTACCTGTAGATTGGTTTAAGCATGAAAAAGTATCCTTTTCTGTTTTTAGATACATCCATAGTTGAGCAACAGGATTCCAAAGCCAAAGTCTTCCTTTAACTTTCTTAATGATAGTATCATTTACTACCATCTTTATACCTTTATTTCTTTCCCAATAAACATCAAATAAATGTTGAGCTTCATCTAAAGTCTCAAAACGACAGATTTCTTGTATTTTAGGTGGAAAAGCATTATAAGTCATTGCAAAGTTTCCCGTTTTAGCTGTATGTCGTTTTTTCTTTATAGATTTTAATTTATCTTTTTCTTCTTTAGATAATAACTCTTTTTCTTTATCTGATAGTCCTTCTATGTATTTAAAAAACTCTGCTTCTTCCTCTGTAACCATATTGGCAAGACGTGCTATGTCAATATGTGGGTCAAAACCTGGAGTTCTTTTTTCTTTAACATATTCTGGGTCATAAAAAGATACATAATGGTCAGCAGTAGCACTTTCAAGACCTGAAATATCCATACCAATCAAAATTTCATTATCTTCTTTAGCAGCAATAAGACTTCTAATTTCTTTACCATAAGGTTTATCTACAGCAGCTAAATTTACTATAGGTTTAGTATGTCTAAGTCTTAAAGTGTTTGTAAGACCTTTAGCTGAAGCTTGAACATACCCATTTTTATCCATACTTTCTATAAAACCTTCTACACAACTTAACCTATTACGTAACATGTAATAACTTTCAAGTTCTTGAAGATTAGGTTCTATTTCATAAAGATTTTTAATAGATTCACATAAACCTTGACCAAAAGGTAAATTTATTTGAGGTACTTGTTCTCCTGTAGATTTTGAAACTTTAAAAGTAAAAGGTTTCCAACCTAAAGAAAATAACCAATCTTTGATTTGAGGTATAGAGCCTGGATTACCAATTTCTCTTATCTCTTCTGTTTCATTTGGAAGATTGTGTTCTTTAAGTTTTTCAAACCATCTTTTACCCTGTTCTGTTAAAGTACCATCCTTTTTAGTAATAACCTTTGGTTTTTTATGTAAAAGCTTTCCTGAAGGCATTAAAGCAGAAACAATTTGTTCTTTTTTCTGAACCTCAAAACTTAATTCTTGTTTAATCTTGTAAAGTTTTACTCTATCTACCCAAATTTTGGCTTTTTCTTGGTCTCTAAGACATTTTAATTTAAAATTAAGGTATTGTATTATTCTTTTTACATCTCCTTTATAAACCTCATAAATGATGCTGTAAATATGTCTGAATACTTTTACATTAATTTTAACGTCAATTTCACATCTTTTTGTATAATCTTCAATAGAAAGATTTTTCCAATCTGATATTTCAACTTTAGCTACACCAACTTTTTCTCCCCATACTGCTAAACTATGTTCCTTTTCTTGACAGAATACATACCATGATAAACCTAAAGTATCTATAATCTCTTTAGAAGATAAATCTATACCAAGTATTTTTTCAAGAACAGGAATATCATACCTTATAATATTATGCCCTACTAAAATATCTTGAGATAAAAGAAATTCTATTATCTCTTGGTAATCATAAATACTTCCAGATACAGTTTCTTTACCTTCTTCTATTATAGCATAACTAAATACGTGTATTTTAGACACTTCGTCTAATAAATTATCAGCTTCAATATCAAATACACAAAAGCTCATACTAATACTTTTTTATATTAGCTATATGGATATTGTTGTAAAATTTTCCATTCTTTTCACTTCCTTCAAAGGAAAAAGCAATTTGAGCTCTATCACCAATTCTTATAGCTTCTAATTCAAGAATTTTTATGTTTTCATTTCTTATTTCAGGGTAAAACACCTGACCATCTTCTGTTTCTATTGTTAAGGTTTTTTTGTAAAGAGTACCTTTCTCTTTTTGATAGGTTTGAAGTTCACTTATACGTGTAACTTGACCTAAAATAATTAAATAATTCCGTTGCATACAATAATTTTTAAAGAGTTATCCCCATTTTTCAAAATAACCACGTTTTTCATAATCACTTATAACTAATTTACTCCTAATTTCTAAGCATTCTCTTTTATTATATAATAAAGATAAAGATTTAAGTCCTTCAACTGTAGGGTTTTGATTATAAGTTTTTTCTTCTTGTTCTATTTTGATATTAAGGTTTTGTAAGGCTTCTTGATTTACAAGAACATATTTCTTATCCCTAAAAGCACATGCTGGAGTGTTATCACTTTTCATTATTAATATACCATTTATTAAGTTCCATATTTTTTTATTTTTAAAGCTATTTTACCTATTTGTAATGTATCATTTAAAGGAACTAAAAAATCAATTCTTTTTTGATACTTTTTATTCATGACATCTTTAATAATCCATAAACCATTTATATTAGGATTGTTAGAATGAATTATAATAGTATCATTAAAATTATAATACTTTAATAAATCTCTGGATATTGCTACCCATCGAAGTTGATAGTTTTTTAGTGCTATAGTATCTATATAAGACATATTAGCTGTAAAAAGACAATCCATATTTGTTTGTTCTATTACAGGGTTATAATATGTTCCTATAACATAATGTTCTTCTATAGAAGCTATTGAATCTTTTTCACACATTAGTTCAAATAGGTCATTTCTTAACATCTCTTTTTCTTCAATATCTTTTATATGTTGATGTATAAAAGCTATTAAAGTTAAAGATAATATTATAATAAGTAACCATCTCATAACAAAGCAAGTGTTAAAAGTCCAATAACTCCTGCTGAAACTAATAAAACTAAAAAAGATATAGCTAAAAATAATTGTACTTTCTCTATTTTAGAGAACTTTGCAACAGGTTTTTGTAGATAACCATTTCTAAATAATACTTTCATTGTTTTATATTTTAAAAGTTAATAATTCGATTAATAAAAGACAGCCGATAACACGGTATAAAACCAATAGCGGTTTCGGTGGTTTGCGTTTGTTCTGTTGTATCTGTATTCATTCTACTAATTTGATAAGTTATTACTATTTAATCCGCTACTGGTCTTATACCCAACATTAGTGGCAATGCTAAAACCCGCATCTCCGACAGGCAATCTCATAATATTTAGGTTCTTTTTCAATACCGATAAATTTACGATTTAATTGTTTTGCAGCTAAACAAGTTGTTCCGTTATTTAATATAATGAGCATATAACTCTAAAACAGTTAATTTACCATATTTATTTCCAATAATGTTTTTAATATTTGCCATAGTAGATTATATTATAATCACAAATATACATATATTATCGTAAATAACCAAATTCTTTTAGTCTGTTTACCGCAATTTTGAAATAATCCTCATCTTTTTCTATTCCGATGAAACGTCTATTTAAAATTGCGGATGCTAATGGACAAGTTCCGCTTCCCATTGTATTATCGAGTACATATTTACCTTCTTCTGAATAAGCAGATATAAGCCAATTTATTAACTCCAAAGGTTTTTGTGTGGGGTGCATTTGGTCTTGCCTTCTCCATTGTTGCGGAAAATCTAAAACTGTTATTGGATGTCTTGTTCCTTTATTGTCAGTTTGCACCCCAGCAATCCCATATTCCATATTGTTCACTTTGTTTGGTGTCCATTTTCTTTTGTATGGTGTTCCCTCTGTTAGTTGTGGGTAATAGTATGAAGCACTTTTACCAAACACCATTATCAATTCGTGCTTTTTAAGTGGCATATATTTAGCAGTCAATGGACTTCCGCATTTGCTTTTCTTCCAAACCATATCGTATCTAAATAACTTTTCATTACTCAATGCCAATTTAAAAGCAAACAATCCTGTACCAAACAAAACAATATTTCCCTTTGGAGTTAATATTCGTTCATATTCAGCCCACAACTTGTTTAGGTCTAATACACTATCCCATTTATTTGCAGTCGTTCCATAAGGTAAATCAGCCAAAATTAACTGTACCGATTTATCGGGTATTAAAGGCATAATATCTAAGCAATCACCTTGAAATAAAGCACTACCGCTAACATCGGCTATATGCAATAGCGGTTTCTGTGCGTTCTTTAACATTTGTTCTACTATCATCATTCGCTCTATATTTAAAGTTTAGTGTTTCAAATCCGCTACTGCACATAGCCGTAGCCGTTATGTGCAAGGCTACGAAAGTGCATCTAAACGAGCTTTTGTGATTTCAATAGCCTTTGGATTAATGTCGCAACCTATAAAATTTCGGTTTAGTTCTTTACAAACTACTGCGGTTGTTCCACTACCTAAATAAAAATCTGCAACTAAATCACCTTCTTTTGAACTTGCTTTTATAATTCGTTCAATAAGTGCTTTCGGTTTTTGGGTTTCATAATTACATTTTTCTATACTGCTTCTAAATATTGCAGGAATATCCCATACATCATTAGGTTTTACACCGTCTTTAATATATGCTCTATATTCTTTCATACCGTCTTTATTTCTTTTGGTAACTTTTGCATACATACCTCCATTTTCATCTTTATGCCTATATTCTTTTAAGGCTCTTTCACCGTAAGGGACAAGAACAGAACTTAAGTCAAATTTATAATTTAGTGACTTTGAATAAAACAATATAAGGTCGTGCTTTTCATCAAATTTTTTAGTTGCATTTATTCTTCCTTTGTAAGTCCAAACTATTTGATTTCTAAAATTACCGTAACCAAAAATATCATCCATAATACATCGTAACCAATGGTTTATTTTAGTGTCCATTTGCAAATAAATACTTCCAGTACTTTTTAATACTCTGTGCATTTCTTTTAATCTTGGCAAATAATGTGCTTCAATTTCACTTCTAATCGGTTTTAAGTCTTGGTAATCTCCAAAATTTCTACCTGTTCCATAAAGAATATCGCAATAAATCAAATCTACACTTTCATCAGGTTGCGATTTTAAGAGTTCTAAATTATCTTGACAAAAAACACTGCTTGTAACAGCACATTGTGGCAATTGCGGGTTTTGGGTTTGTTTTTCCATTTTAGTTTTTAATTTAAATATTAGTCTATTTTTGTATGGTCTGTTTTTTAATTCCGCAACTGACCACAATCTGCGAAACGTTAGCAAC